AATATTGGCTCAAATGGTGGCTTTGGTTATCGATCGCACTTTGACGATATGGATATTTCTTTGATGGATAGTGCTTTGCTTGCGCACTGGGCTTGTGCTACGACTAAGCCTAAGAAAAAGCAAAAAATCAGTTATTAAAATAAGCGGTCTTATGACTGCTTTTTTGAT